CTCCTAAATAAGAATTGAAACAAGGTGTTCAAAGCCTTTTTAAAACCTTAGCATTTGTCAAAGAAGTCCGTTGTCATCAATGGGAAGACGTTCGTAATATTATTGCTGCTATTAATGACCATACTGCTTTTGTTGAAGGTGCAGTATGGAAAAATTACAAAGCCGGTTTAGAGCATCATTACCCCTTAGATTTATCAGATATCAAAACTTGGGGTACTCACGATAAGAGAGATTGTATCAAGTTAGTTTTTTCTATCGACAAAGCAGACAGGCTTGTTTGCGATGTTACTATTAACGAAGGCGACAGTTTTAATGGCTTTTATAAAGGGCCAAGATTTACTGCAACGTTAGCATTCAAAAAAGCATATATCAAAAATATTGAAAAAAATATTTTGTGGGCTCTTAATCAAAAAGCTGATTGGGCTTACGAACAACATTTAGAAGCTCAAAAGATTCTTTGGGTTGAAAATTTTAAAAAAGAAATTTTAAGTAATGAATACAGCAAGTGATATTATATTAATGTATCTATTTTTTATTGTCTTTGGGTACACAGTTTATAAATTTACAAAAATTGGGCTTATCCAAGATGCAATAAACTTTATCAAGTACGATTTGTTTAAAAAGAAAAAAAATTAATATGTATCCTGAATTTGAATACGAAGAAAGATTTGATAGGCTTGAGTTAAAATTAAAATCGGTTTTTGCTTTGCCTTTTGTAAAAGATTTGCAAGCCGCCGGCGGAGAAGTTTTTATCGTAGGCGGTGCAGTTAGAGATTATTTGCGTAGGCAAAGTCCTAAAGATATTGACTTAATTGTCGGTAAGTTGTCTTACGAAAAGTTAGTCAGGATTTTAGAGCAACACGGCACTGTAAAAGTTGTTGGTGAGGCATTTGGAGTTATTTTATTTAAAACCAAAGATTTTGAAGGTGAAATTGCTTTGCCCAGAGTTGACAGTAAAGATACCTCATTAAAAGGCCATAAATCAATTATAGCACAGTCAGACCCGTTTATCCCAGTTGAAAAAGATTTAGCTCGGAGGGACTTTACTATAAACGCAATTGCTTTAACTTATGATAAAGAAGGCAACCAAGTATGGATTGACCCTTTTAAAGGTCGGCGTGATTTAAAACAGCACCTCATTTCTCAAGTCAATCCAGAAACTTTTGCAGATGACCCTTTAAGGCTTATGAGGGCTATTCAATTTGCCGCAAGATTTAATTTTTCTTTAAGTGAAGAAACGTTAGATAACATTACAAAAAATTCTCATTTAATAAAAGAGATTACTGCTGAAAGAATCTTAATGGAGTTTGAAAAGGTAATTTCCAAAGACGGAAACATTAAATTGTTTTTATCTTTTTTAAATACTACCAACTTATTTGAAAACATTTTTGGATTTAAAATTCAATGGCAAAAGACACTCAAACTGGCCGATAAAGTAAGAAGCATTGGTGAACTTTTATTCCTTTGCTCTTTAAGCCAAAAAAATGAAAGCGAATTTACCTGGGCTGAAATTTGTAAAAAGTTTTTAAAAATTGATAAAAACACTGCAAAAGAAATTGTAGCATTAGAACATGTTTTCGATAACTCAGGTAGTGCTTTAGAAAAACGTTGGAATATTTTTAATGCAATTGATATTTTCCCTGATGTTATTAAAAGTCAATTTTTAAAACAAAACACTGAAAGTGAACCTTTTATCAAAAGACGTTATCCTCATACTTATAAAGAGTTGAACATTAACGGTCACCGGCTAATGTCTGAATTTGGTTTACGTAATGAACAAATTAGTGAGGCGTATAAGAATATGCTTTCAGCTGTCTTCGCTGATAAAGTTCATTTTGAAAATACTGATGAATTATTAAAATATATCAAATAATGAAAAGACTTTATATTGAAAATGGTCCAATGGAATTTAACAGAGATTCGTTTGGTACAGCACAACGGCAAGTTTACCTTTGGAAAAATATTGAAGTTGGCGAAGATGAAAAGGTCTTTGATATCGTTATTGATGACGCCAGTAATAAAACCGAAGAAGTATTAAAAGCAATACTTGCTTGCGACGAAATTTATACAAAAACCTCTTTCTCCCGAGGCGGAGATGGTGATAAAGATAGCCCGGATTTATTTGATGAATTAATGGAAGTGGTTATCAGTAAAAACATTACTAACAAAACGCTTTATATTTTAAATGAATACGACCGCATAATGTGGGACGAGTTAGACAGTAAATTATTAGACAAGGCGTTTAAAAAGAATTACATTTACACATTGAATTATGACACCGGCTTTGAGCAAGTAGATATTGATAATTTATTACGGACTAAATTTTATTAAATGGAACAAATACAAAACTTCGATGCGTATATCAAATTAATGAGAAATGGTAATTACGACAAACTATTTTTCGTTGATAAGTTATTCGGCGAGTGGGAAACATTTTTAGATTTTGGTTGTGCTGATGGTTCGCAAACTTTGGCAATTGCTGAGGTTTTTACTGATAAACAAATTATCGGTTATGACCCTGACGAGAAAATGATACAATTGGCAAAGGAAAATTTATTAAAATCAAATTTAAAAAACGTTTCATTTACTAGCAATTTAGAAGCAACGTTAAAGAAAAAAATTGATATTTTATTCCTTTCATCAATTATACACGAAGTATATTCTTACCAAAGCGCAGAAAGTATTGACAAGTTTTGGGATATGGTTTTTGAAAACGAATTTAAATATATTGTAATACGTGATATGGTTTATGATGAACAACTTGAAAGGAGAAGTGATGTAAATAAAGTTCGTAAAGTAATGTATTACTGCAAGAGTAAAAATATCAGTAATAAATTAAAAGAATTTGAACGAGCACACGGTTCGATTGATAACTATAAAAATTTAATACACTTCCTTTTAAAATATCTTTATACTGATACTCAGAACTGGCCAAGGGAGGTGCATGAAAATTATTTTAAACTCAGTATACAAAAATTCTATGAATTGATTCCTCAAAATTATAGAATCCAATACGAAGAAAGTTGCACCTTGCCATTCTTAAAACATAAATGGGAAGAGGATTTTGGTTTCTTCGTTAATGAAAAAATACATTCAAAATTTATTTTAAAAAATACTAATTTAAGTTGAAAAGTAAAAAAGAAGTAACAACAAACGGACGTGCCGTTTTTTATACAGTTTTATGGCCTCATTTTAGACAAACAGCTTTAGATTGTGGATGGGCGTTAGCTTTGCATGGTAGTATGGCAAGTGATATGGATATGATGGCAATGCCATGGGTCGAGGATGCTAAACCTATTGACGAACTTATTCAAAAGTTGTCTGATTGTATTGACGGCACAATTTGGAAGGACAATCATTTTAAACCCTATTATGGCAAACCGCACAACCGTGTAGTATATTCATTATCCATTTTTTGCGACTTTTATATTGACTTATCAATTATTAACCCTATAAGTAATTGAAAATCAATTAGTTATAAGTGGATATAATTACAAATTAACTAGTAATTTTATAAAAGTTTACTAAACCTTTTATACATTTATATAGTCAAAGGGAATTAGAAATAAAATAAAAAATTAAAAACCCTCAATTTTATGTCATTATTTAATAAGCTCAAAGACAAACAGGCGCCCGCCGAAAAAAAGTCATCAGCAAAAAAAGAACACGTCCTGGTAGTAAAAAATAAGGACAACAAAGATGCCTCTGGTGATACGCTTTTTGAAAACATCAAAGCTTTCCGGGATAAAAAAGCTGAAGCAGATGTACTGAAAGGCGAAATTGATGCCCTGGATGTAGAAATCCGCAGTGAGTGTATGGAAGTGTTTGAAAAAGACACCATGCAGTCAGGCTTCAAAGGCACCGTGGTTGTGCAAGCGGTACATACCAAAGGGATGGCAGCCAGGATTCAGTTTATCCCAACTGATAAATACAAAAAGCTGGATGAAGACAAAGCCGGTGAATTGCGCGCAATGTACGGCGATGACATTGTAACTGAAACTGATAATGTTACAGTCAATGTTGAGCTGTTCAAAAAATACGAAAAACAATTCGAAGCGCTCCTGAAAAAAATTGCTCCGGAAGAAGCTGATAAAATTTTCCAAATTAATACCACTTACGAAGTGTCCAAGGGTTCAGTTGAAAATATTGCGGCCCTGGCGAAAAAACGTAAAGAAAAAGTAACCGAAACAATGATGAACCTGGGTGTGATTACCAATTTGAAAGCGCCCAAAGCTGAAGATGAAGTGTCAGCAGCAAAAAGTTCTTTAGCCAGAGTAAATAATAGTAAATAAGTCTGTACGGTTCAAAGGCCGTAGTTAAAGGTAACTTTAACTTTTTGATGATGTTGATAGACTATGTGGGTTTAGTTCGGCAGGGCCATTCCCAAAGAGGTTAGCTATCAACGTAAAAACCACAGAAATGAGTAAAGAAATTAAATCTACCGAAGAAATTAAATTTGGCAAAACTTATCAAATTGAAGTATTGTCCGATGAATTTGAAGGTTCGTTTGATGATGATACAAAGGTGTTCACAGAATGTTCACCTGAAGTAAAAACAAAAGGTAGTGTTGATTTCTCATTTGATAATGAAGACGGTGAGGAATATGACGGATATGAAGACATCCCAGATGAAAATATCATTGTCGTTAATCAGGAAGATATTGATAAAGGGTTTGTGGTTGTAAGGGAACTTTTATAAATCGTAAAACTACAGAAATTGTATAACAGTTATAAATATATTTTCCCACCAAGACCTGAGCAAGCTATACCAGGCAATTCTTTAAACAGATTCGATAATCAAAAATATATTGGCGACCCAAAATTAAATGGTGACTGTTGCGTTGTTTTTACCAACGGCATTGAATTGCATATAATGAATCGCCATAGTAAACCTTCATCAAAGTTTAAATTAGACAAAAAAGAGATTTTAGATTTACACCGAGGCAATGGTTGGATGGTATTAGTAGGTGAATATATGGATAAGTCTAAAAAAGATGAGAATAACAAAACCTGGAACCATAAACTCGTATTATTTGACATCTTAGTATTAAATGGTACTTATTTATTGGGCACCACATTTGAGCAGCGTAAAAGCATTTTAAATAAGTTATATGGCGAGCCTTTAACCGATAAGCCGCTGCTTCATAAAATAAGTGAGAATGTTTGGAAAACAATACCGGTATATTCAGATTTTTTAAAGACATTTAATTCATTAGTAAAATTTGATATGTACGAAGGATTGGTTTTAAAAATGAAAAATGCAAAACTTGAGAAGGGCGACCGGGAGAAAAATAACACTAAAACACAAGTGAAGGCCCGTAAAGAAACGAAGAATTATAGTCATTAAAATTTGAAATATGCTAATAAGAACACCGGAACAATTAATAAAAGCGGAGATTGGCAGTGAGATTAAAATTGAGCAAGTAACCGCTGCGTATATAAAAGGTGAGTTAGCATTTACAACGGTTGAGGGGAAAGTTACTCATATAAGTGAAGATAAAATAACCGTTGTAAATAATTTTGGGAACAAATATGAATTACCTGTTAAAAGTTAAATTATATGGCAAGAGATTTATCTTATATTAAGCCTGGTTTTTATGTAGCCGTTTCAGAAAACGAAGACCGTTGCTTTTTTTAACAGGTGAGCTTTCAGGAAATAAATGGATTGATTTTATAAGTTTAAACCCAGAGTGGACCTCATTATCATGGACATGTTTGCCAAATAAAAAAGAAATTGAATCTTATAGTTATTACCCAATTAACCCCACAACAACTAAATTGTTATGTCAAAAACAAAAACACCACCCAGCGAAAAAGAATTAGAAAAAGAAGGCATCAGATTTGTTCCAACAAATTGTTTTGCTCCTAATCATTGGGCCGTAAAACATATGATGTTCTCTTTTGAAGGCTTCGATACACGCAGTGAATTCGAAGCAAGAAAGAAAGCGGCATTAGTAAATCAAATTGCTTATTGCCTCGAAATAAATCATTTACTGGACCAAAAAACAGTTTTAGTTCCGTCAATATTGCGCCAATTAGGCTTTGACGTAAAATATTAAAAAGAACAAAATGAAAAAGAATCAAAGGAAAAAATATAGAGTCGGCACCCATATTTTTGTAGCAGATATAAACGTGTTAAAAAAATAGCTTCGCTTGGTTCCCTAAATGCCAAGTGCTAAAAGTTACCTCTGATTTTACTGCTAATAAAAAAAGATATATTTGGGTAGAAAGTTTTAGCCAAGGCTTAGAACCTAAAGACGTGCAAATTGCTACTAGGGCACAACGAGAACAATATAAAAAAGAACAAAATGAAAAATAAAAAATGGAATATATCTGAGTTTTTGATATACGCAGGTACTAAAGATGAGAAGCAATTAAAGATTTACCACACCTTAAAAATGCACGGCCCTATCAATACAATTGAAGCAGCCATTGATAGTTGGTCTATGCGAGCAGTCAAGCCTACGGCAGAAGACCTTTGCGATTATATTAACTCAAAAAGGCTTAAAGGAATGTCTTTGGATTATGCTTATACCGAAGAACAGTTTAAAGAAATAACTACGCTTGAAGGGCGAGCGTTAGAAAATTATAAACACAGTTTAAAAAAGAAAAATGTACATTTATGAAAGTAAAAGCATTTATTACCTTTTATAATCAAGACAAGCAAGAAATTATCGAACGAGGCGGTTATGGTGATGGAAATTTAGAGTGGGACGTTCCTACATTTTTTGCCCTTACTGTTTGGCGAGTAGAAGAGGGAACAATCCCTACTCCTTTCGGTTCTGCTGCGAATGAAAAAGCCGAATTATTGTATACATCTCATATTTTTACTTTGCCTGACCGCAATCAGCCAGGTGGTATTCATTCTTTTAAATGGGGCGGCATGAGTTGGGCTTATGATTTAGATAACAGGGAACTTTATATCCACAATCAAATTATTAATATATGATGTTTAATAATAAACCAGTATTTGGAATGATTCATTTACATCCACATCCTGCTACAAGAGAAGCGGTAACTACTGCTGTAGATGAAATTCATATTTTAAATGAAGGCGGCTTTGACGGTTGTATTATTGAAAATTACCACGGTAATTTAGACGATGTTATTTTAACTTTAAGAGATATTGAAAAAGAAACTTTTGGTGATTTTAAAATTGGCATAAACATATTGCCGAATAACTTTGAAGTAGCTTTTAATTTAGTCACAAATTATAAAATTGATTTTGTTCAATTAGATTACGTGGCTGGGTCTTATTCCACATGGAGTACTAATTCAAAACGAACTATACCGGGTGAGTTGTATTCTAAATTAAAAAACACAACTGTATTAGGTGGTGTATGGCCTAAATATTATACCCCTGATATAGGCTCTATTTTAGAAGAAGATTTAAAGGTGGCTAAAACAAGAGCCGAAGCTGTTGTGGTAACTGGTGCTGGTACTGGCATTGAGACCTCTTACGATAAAATATACAATTTTAAAAGGCTTTTAGGCGACCACCCATTAATTGTAGGTGCAGGGCTTAATGTAGAAAATGTAAAGGAGCAATTAACTTTAGCTGATGGAGGTATAGTAGGTAGTGGTATTAAGCCTTATAATATGACTTCAAAGAAAATTGATAAGCAATTAGTAAAAGATTTTATTTCTGAACGCAATAAACTTTTTAAAAATGAGTAAACCAAATTGTTACGAATGTAAATTTAGAGGAACAGTACCAGGCTCAGAACATAGCTCTTGTAATGTCGTTGATAATGTAGGTGCTTTACTTCTATCAGCAGTTTTTATGAAGCACCCAAACAGTTTAGTTTTAACAACAACTAACAAAGAGACCGACGAAAAAACTGAAGAGCTTGCAATCGAGTTTGATAACTACGGAATAAAAAGCGGTTGGGCAATGTGGCCTATAAATTTTGACCCTATCTGGTTAAGACAATGTAAATTTTATCAAGCAAAATAAATTTTTATGAATGTTGAATTAACAATCAAAGTTACCGTTGTAATTTTAACTATCGTAGCTGCTGCTGTATTTGCAACAGTTAAAATGGTAAAACAATCTAAAAAAGATTGGGCAAAGTTTTACGACTTAGAAAAAAGGATTAAAGGCCAAGACTTAACTAAAGAACAAATGGAAAAATTGCACACTGAATTAGTTGAGTTTGGCAAGAAAGTAAGCAATACTTTTATTGAAACAAAATTATTGGCTTTAGACGGTTATCTGCGAGGACTTTATAAACAATATCAAAAAGACTAATATGCGAGTTATTTGTTTACAAGATTCGTGGTCCTTCGACCATGACGCTATCTTAGTAAAAAAAGGTTGTGAATATCATGTAATTGATGTTAGCGAAAGAGAAGAAATTATTGATAATAGTAATATTTGGTATCAATTACTAGAAACTAAAGATTCTTTGCATAGCTCGACTTTGTTCGCTATTGCACCGAACCAAAACAAAGACATTGCTGAAATTGCTGAAACACAATATCAAAAAGACTAAAACATATGGATTTTAAAGTACAAGTATTTATTGAAGATAAGTGGGAAACATTTACTTGGGAAACACTAAATGAAACAATTTTATTTGGTAATGATTTATCTACTTACCAAAAAAGGTTTTGGACCGGTCATAAAGACAAGAACGGGCAGGAGATTTATGAAGGTGATATAGTAAAATACTATTACAAATATTACAAAAAAGAGATAGAAGTTGTAACCGAAGTTTATTTTAATTCATGCGGGTTTGAGTTAAAAATTAATAAAACAAATATTATAGATAGCAAGGCTCTGATTCTGATGAAAAGAATTGGAGAAGTCATCGGCAACATTTACGAGAACCCAAAATTACTATTATGAAATATTTTACTAAAAAATTAGTTGGAGACGAATTAAGCCTTTGCTCTAAAGTTATAAAGCCAGGTGATATTTGTTGGACAACAGTAGGCAACTGCTTTGATACTTTCCAAAGAGGTTATGATAAAAACTATTGGTTTAAAGAAGTAGCTAAAGTATCTAAACAAGCCGTTTAGATTAAAGAAGATATGGAAATTGATGAAGAAGATATTAAAATTTTAGCCATGGATTTAAAAAATCGCATAGTTTTATTTGAAGAAGATAACCTCGAAGACGCGATAACGCATGGTTATTATCAAACACATAAAAATTCTACAAAATTAGTTGCGATTATTAAAAATCACTCCTGCAACCATTTCCATTAAAAGTCTATCGACATCGAAAGGATAATATCCAGTATATTGGTTTTCTTTACTGCTGGAGATACTTTAGCATAAATCATAGGTTTTTCTATACCATCTTCAGTAACAACTAACCCTATTTCAGAAATATACCTATCTTTTATAAAAGGATTTTCTGGGTTATAAGTTGGGTTTGTTGTATCGTTCCAAGCGCCAGCTGGCACTACCACTTCAATAGTTGTTCTATATTTTTCTACTTCTTGTTGATAAGTTAAATTGCCAAGCGTCCATTTGCCTTCGCCAGTAACTATTGTTTCTGGTATTGTTCCACCGACATAAACGTAATGACTATAATTAGAAACAATATCAAAAGTTGGGTCACCTGTAGGATTACTTACTTTGTCGTAAGGCCCAACACCTCCGATTAATGCTACAAAGTTTTCATAATCTTCTTTAGTTACAACAATACTAGCAAGGGATGCTTGGTTTCCTAAAGAAAATAAATTTGTAGGATAAGTTAATTCACTAATAGGTAACACAACTACATTTTCAAACCCAGTTACTAGATTTGGTGCCACAGGATTATCATTTGTGTATTTGCCAATTATGATTTCTAAATCAGTAGCCTCATAACCTATCGTAACAGTGTTATCTTGCAAAAATTTTAAAGGCTCTATTCTAAATCTTAACTGCGCATCGTTTGAATCATCAACTTTACCGTCTTTAGTAAAATTAAAACTTATAGTTTGAGAATAAGGAGCAACAGATGAATGATGTTTTCCACGCAATCTATATGTCATAAAATAACTATATTCAGGGATTGTTCCTAATACTTTACCAGAACTGTCTGAAGGATTACGAACAAAAGTACCATTTCCAATAACTGGAACTGTTAAAGTCGCATCCCAAAGAGTAAATTTATTAGGGTCTGCAGGTTGTGAAGGCCCATTTGGATATACTAATTTAATATACTTAAAGCCATTAGCATTACTAGAAATAATCGCTCCGCCTCCGTCTAATACATAAACATCAGTTATAAATATTCCTGTACCTTCAGATAAATTATGTGGTACAGCTGTTGTTATAGTTATAGGTGTTGTATTACTAACATCAGATATTTCTATATCTACGCCGCCTCCAGGATTTTTTAATGTATTACCCATTGAAGGAACGGGAGCAGGGAGTGTATAATTTCTATTTGAGTTATAACTCATAGCAGTTGCTAATTCTGAATCATCAATTACAACAATTCTTAAATCATAAAATAACCAACCAACTCTATATTGTAACTCTGTATCCCATAAAAAATACAAGCCAGAATATTGTCCAACATTACTTGAACTATAAATTGTTCCTTTATTAACTAATTTATTAACTACGTCAATATTTGGTGCAACTCTTGTATCTTGTTGGAACATTACAAATGGCAACAAGAACGAAAAAGATTCTGCTTCTACTTTAAATTTATCTCGTATTTCATTATTAATGTCAAAAACTAAGAACGGAGTCAAAGTGCTATTAATAATGCCATTCAGAAGCGTTTTAAGCCCCAAATACTGCGCACTTTTGTAGTTTAAATAATTCTTCCTACCAGAAGGAACGGTTGAATTTGAGGTATTGTTATAAGGGTCTCCCAGAAGCTGGTCTCTGTGAACTTCGATTTGTTCAAAAGTATCTAAAAATAATTCTTTTTGTATACCTGTGTTCTCACGGTTTAATAAAACTATATTATACTGCGCTCCAATAATAGGTTTAAAAGACTTATCTAATATTAACTTATAAATTGTATTTGCACCATCTATTACACTTATTGAAGTATTTAAAATTTTAAACTGATATGATTCAGTATTTGTAATAACTGGAAAATTATTAAACCCGTCAGTGTAATAAGTATTTTCAATTAAATCTCTTGCTTTTTGTATAAAAATATAATCGCCATCTTTAGGAATGATATTCATATCGTGAGTAGCTATATATAATTCTTCAGATTCATCAGCAGTAAACTTAAACGCATAAGAAGTCATAGGCGTAGCATTTAAAATTGCTTCATACTGGCCTAAAGGTGAAGTATAAACTTCATCCCAAGCAAAAGTTTCACTATCAACAATAGAAGTTGTGTCAAGTGTAAACAAACCTTTCGTAATAGTCCCACTATATGTTTTTAATGTCTCGTTTATTATTCTAGTGTTATCGCAAGATTTTAAAAGTAATTGGTCTGAAATAACTGGGTTACCTTTATGCCACTGATAACCATTTTCAACAAAATCGTTTACTAACTGAGGCCAAATAGTTCCACCACCTTTAGTATAAACTAAATCTGATTCTACCGCAGCAGGTACTGCTAATATTGTAAGTTCTTGAGATAAATTTTCTTGTATAATTACTACGTCTGGCATTATCTTTTAACAGTTTTAAATTTTACAGTAAAGTCTCCTTCTGGTAAGGAATAAGTATGAGGGCCTAAACCAGTTCTAGTAGGAACAGTTATAATATTTTGTACATCTTTTATTTCTAAAAATACATCACATCTTGAATTTAATTCGTTTAACCATTCATTCTCAGTTAGAGTCCTTGTAGTAGATATCTGTGTATTATTATCAAGCTCGACCCAAGAACCAGAAGCTAAATCTAAAGTTCCAGTAACTGTAAAAGTATTATTTTCATAAGTCGAAAAAGGCGTAGAACTTAAAATAACCGTTGAATCTAAGTTGCTATCTATTTTAGGGAAAGTAATAGTATTAGTAGTACTAACAGTTGTGCTATTGATATAGTATACAACTTGAGATTCATTATTATAAACTAAATTTCTTGAATCAGTTATAGGAGTATACGGATTATTAAAACTGTTATAACCAGCAACTTTAAAATTAATTCTATATTCAGCAGACCTAATAAATCGAACACCTAATAAACTAGAAGCGATTGGCGCAATTGCACCGTAAGTAATATCAAAATCTACACCTTGGACTGCTGATACATAAGTACCAGTACCGTCTTTAACCCATATTTCAATTATTTTTTGTAATTCCGACCCTCTTGTTTGACTAATATCGAAAGTCAAAATATCATTAATTGTAATATTTTTAATACTACCAGAATTAATAATTGTAGGTATAGAAGAGTTTGTTGTTTCTTTTAAGATGGCTACTGCCTGTTGAAAATAATAATAGCTAAAAATTCCAACATCAACAGTTGTCCAAGAGGAACCAAAGATACTACCGGTACTCCTAAAATAACTTATTTCATCTTTTTGTAAACCAGGCCTTATTCCTCTCCTATTTGTATTTGCTGAATTAACAGCACCTGGTAATACAAATACACCTTGCTGCTGGTCAAAAGTTGTTTCACCTGTATTTGTATTTCTAATATAAGCGTTTGATATTGTGTTACCGTCAACAGCTAAACGATAAAAATAAAATTTATTGTAGGCTGCTGAAACGAAAGGAAAATTAATAGGTACATTAAATGTATCATAGTAAGTTCCGTTTGGTCCAAAGTCAAAAACTCTATCGTAAAAAACCCAAGGTCTTATCATTAATAATTAAATTCAATTGTTTTTTTATTACTTGAAACTTTTCCTATTGCTTCAATTTTACCATTAAAAATTGTCGTTGAAGAAACTGCGATAGCCGTTTTACCTAGCAACATTGAACCGTTTGCTTGGTCTATTGTTATTTCCCAGCCGGTAGGTACAGTTGTTGAACTACTAAAAGTAACAACGATATCATACTCTTCTTTTAACCTTAAAGGTAAATTTGTTTCAGTATCAATATAATAATCTAATAAAGTTTGAAAATAAATAATCACTCCCATTTGACTTGAAGTAAAGTCTATTTTATCAAAGTTCTTGCCATTTTCTAATGAGGGTGGAATTCGTCCGGCTTCAAATAAACTGTTAGTTGGGTAACTATATAAACTTGAAATCGTTCCATCAGCATTTACTAATCTTACAAAAGAAGATACAATTCCTTTTAAGCCTTTGCCCGCACCATTATAAATTAAAGGGTACTTAATACTTTCGACATTGTAAGGCGCATTTAAAATTCTTGCGTCTTCCATATTAGGGCTTAATTCGTAATCAATATCAGAATCACCAAGTTGAACACATTTTAATTCTACACCATCTTGTCCTAATTTCGATAGTAGTTTTCTATACTTGTCTTGGACTTTGATGTCCAACTGCAAAATCTCGGAATCTAATAACATTTATACATAATTATAATTTTGAAAATTTTTTGATTTTAACCTATGCCAAATTACACCGCTTGAAACACCAAAAACTTTAGCCGCTTGCCTTAAAGAGTTATAAACTATATTATCAACAACAATTTTCCTTGCAGAAGATAATCTTTCTTTCCCTTTATTAGCTAAACTAATTTTCTTTTTATGCTCTTCGCTATTTTTCATTCCTTTTCTAGCACTAATAATTTCGCCTGCTTTAAATTTTTCTTTTACTAATTCGCTTCGTAATTTTAACCTATTATCTGTTTCTTTAGTTAATCCTTTACTCCAAGTTGCTTTGCCTTTATTAACTTCACTTGCTCTTTTTTTAGCTAATTCACTTGTTACTTGCCCTTTATGACTTAATGATAATTTTTCTTTTATTTCTTTTGCTCTTTCTATACCATATATTTCTTCGAGTGTTAAACCTTGTTTTAGACTATCTCCTCCGCCATAAACAGGCAAAACATTAAACCCTTCTTTTAAACATTTATATTTTTCAACCCAATAACTTTCTCTTTTTTTTAAATCTTTTAATTCTAATTCTTCTAAAATAATTACTTCAAAACTTTTTTCTCCGTATTTATTAAAACTGTTTTGTAAATGTTTATTTACATGTTTATTCTTTATTAAATCTTTAAAATGTTTTTCAATACGTTTATTTATTTTTTTAGATTGTCCAACATAATACTGTTTAGTTACTATATTTTTTAAAGCATATATTCCTACCATTTTTATTTTTTAAATATGTAGGTATATCTAATTGTAGTATATTTGGGTCTAATAACATTATTATTTATATTTTCTTAATCGGCCATTATATAATTTGGGAAAGTTTTTGCCTTAATTCTCCAATGTAACAAAGGTGTACTAATTCCTAAAGCGTTTGCGGCGGCTGCCCCTGAATTATAAATAATGCCCTCGATAACTACTTTTTTACTATTACTTAATCCTATTTTCTTTTTTGTTTCAATTGAATGAGGTTTTAATTTTTTGCCTTTTCTTGCTTTACTAAATTTTTCTAAAGTTTCTTTAGAAAATGTTCTACCTTTACAAGAAATAGAAGTTTGTAAAGCATTATTTCTTACTCTTTCATCAGTTTCTTTAGTTAAACCTTTATTCCAAGGAATATAATTTTCTTTAGCTTTTCGCATCCTTGCTCTTGTAACTTCAGAAATATTAGAAATCCCATCTCCACCATCTGTATGATTAACCAATGGGCCTAAACCTAAATCTCTACGCCCATGCAATTTAATGAATTCTCGTTCTTTTTCAAAAATAACCTTCCTAAATTCTGATTCAAATATTATTTCTACTTCATATTTACATTTTTTTGCAATATTTCTCCAAAACTTATTACGTTTTAAAGTCAAAGCTCTTTCATAGATTTGGCGAAAAGTATTTCCTTTTTTAGTTTCACCAACTCCTATATAAAATGGCTCATTTTTATCGAGCCTAATATGTCTATAACAATAGTACATTAAAGCTTGATAACTTTTACCAAGGCAAAATACGGAGGCCTATTTTCATGTGCTTCATCACCACCGTCAGAATTTACACTAATACCAGTTTGTGACGTCTGTAATCCATCGTTTGTTTTTGTATCAAAGTCTACTGCATCACTGCCAGAATTACTTAAAGAAGAGCCAGCGCCATCATTTGTACTATGAATAGACCAACCGGTAGTTGTTAAGTGTTTGTGGCCCGGGTCAATTACAGTTAAGTTATAATTAGGCAAATTTGTTTTTAACAAAGTTACTTCTTTACTACCGCCTGTATCAGCTACATTATATGTGCCTACTGCAGGATTTAATACTGGGGCTCCAGAATTTGGCACATTTGTTGCCATAACTACAAAAATACCTCTTAAATCTGGCGAAGTAACTGACCCATAAGTATTACCATTACAAACAGCCCATCCAGCCATTGAATTAATACCCAAACCAGTGCTATCAAATTCTGTATTAACATTACCAAACCAATCAGATATAACTCCAGCTGGTACTCCTAATGAGTTAACCCTTGTAAAGTTATTTAAATACTCGCCTTCGTCTCCCGAACTAAAATATACTAATCTTAATGTTTTTTCATAATGGACATTTTCTGAAGCTAAATTTTTATATTGTACAGGCGATGGGCTTACAACGGTTTTTATTAATTTAAAATACAAATTGCCTGAAACTTCGGCAAAAGATGTAGCTTCTACCTCAAAAACTTCGCCTTGCCAGCAAGCATAACCGGCAGTACATGTAACTGTACCAGAACCAATAGTTATATTTGCTCCGGACAATATTATATTTAAACTGGCGTCAAATAAAGATGCGAATGCTTTAAAACCATCAAAGTAAGCGCTTTGCATTAACCTTAAATCGTCTAATCTAGCAGGGTGCCCTCCAAATTTAGGCTCAAATGATTTCATTTTTTACTTTTTATTTAAATATTTTTTTAATTAATAAAAACTGGCGGTTCACCTTCTCCATCATAAGTTAAGTAAACTGGCGGTTCACCTTCTATCGCATACCAAATATATACAGGTTTAATTATACCAGCACTAGGTTGCATATATGTAATTTTAAAACAATCAGAATTAATCTCAGTACGCCCATTAGTAAAAGGTATAGTTAAAGTATTCCCACTTTCGTCTTGCAAAACTATACTTAAGTTATTTGCATCTGCACTAAAATTAGTAGTAAACCAATCATAATCTATTTCTACTCTAAAAACATTGCCTACAACAGTTGCAATAACATATGGAAAATAAGGGTTATTGACTGAGTCATTAAAATTATCAGCTAAATGTACAATTGTTGTTTGTGGAGTAATTTGATTAGGGCTAGTAAGGCTAGAAATTAAATCTGGGTCTGGGTTTGGTCTATCTATTCTTACTGTTATGTCATCTCCTATAACTAGCCCATCGGTTGGGTTAGTTTGGTCGGTTGCAAAAACTTTTGTAGCAATACTAGCAGCTGATTCTCCATAAACACCAATACAATATCTCATTACGTTAGTATATCTATACTTTCTTTGCATAAACATACTATTTTTAATAAGTCTACCAAACTGCGAAATATTAATAACTATTGGTATAAATTGTAATATTGTATTTTTAAATTTGTTTTCAATTAAATCTAAAAATTGTAATAAAGATTGATATGTTAAAATTTGTGTAGAATATAAATTATACATATCTAACAACTTTTTATAAAAATTTTCATATTCGTAATCTGGGTGAATACCAGGTTGCCAAGCCATATCAGCAAATAAATTCGTTCTATTAAAAAAGTCTTGTACTTGACTAGGATAAAACTTTTGTAAAGTATTACTTACACAAGATTTAGAAGTTAACTTAATATCTTTTACAATAGCAATCTCACTACTATTTAAAGTTGTAGGTAATAAATAACTATAATCTGAGTTATTAATATTAGGATTGCCTTTAGAAAAAATACAATCTGTTGTTATATGCTTTGTAGTATTATTAACCGTAGTATATTTAAAGTCAAACACATAAGTGTCTGAGTTATAATTATTACTATTAATAATATTGTCATTTATATTAAAAGAGTCTATAGAACTATTTTCAAACACTTCTACTTTATTAAAATAAATTTCAACTCCGCCAACTGGCATTCCAACAAATAAATCCCACCAACGTATTTTATCTCGGTCCATATTAGTACCAGAAGCTAAAAAACTAACATCAAAGGGTTCAACTGATGAAGTTAATATATCTTTTTTAGGAATTTCAAAAGCAGTAAAAATTATACTTGATGCATTTACTGCTGGGTTACGCCATCTCGCTAACCCAATAAATTTATAATCTTGATAAACTTCAATACCTTCCGGTCTATAAATTAATCTTAACGTGTGATTTAACCCGTCATCTGAAAATATATTTTGTAAAATAGCAACTCTTTCTAAATGCTGGAAACCAGTATTTTCACTATCTAATCTAACTCTTACTACTAAATCTTTACCTTCTAATCTAACGATAACGTAAGGCCTATCAATACTATAATCTAAAATAGTTGTAAAATATCTATCTAAAATATTAAAATCTGTTACTGGATTTTCTGAACCAGGAGTCAATATTGAAGAATTACTATAATTTGAAAAATTTACTGGCATAGGATAACCATAAATAAACCCAGGGTTAATTACTAAGGGTACTGTTCCGCGTACTATACCATTAGCAATGTAAGAGCCGCTAAATGTTCCTACTATTTTTATTTCTTGGGCGTTAGGAACGTCTTGTACAATAAACTCAATACCATTTATATTAGTAATACCATTAACATTGTTAATCATAATTTTATCACCAATTTGGTATACGTGGGCTACATTTGTTGTTATTACTGCTTCAGTATTAGAATTTTGTAAACTAATAGATGAAATTACTACTGGGGTTTTATAAGTAGGGCTACTAATTAAATATAACGAACAAAGATGTGCACTTACTTCTTCTAAATTATTGCCGACACCTTTAGTAAAACCACCTCTTGGAATCATGTATGTAACAGTATTACCAAAGAACTTATCTGGTAAAGAAAGAGGTAAAGCATAGTAATTACTATTTTCAGATTGTAAGTTTATAAACTCTCCTGGTTTAAATTTAACATAATTATATTTTTGTTTACCGAAGAAATTAATAACCTGAAAATCTATTGCATCATTTGGCGAAGTTAATACAGCTGCTTCACGTAAATTTATTTGTGATTCGTTGTGTAGTCTTAACCTATAAACGTAAGGTTGATTTACTGGGTCGTTTATATTTGCTTTGTTTTTTAAGTAATCAGGGTCAATTTCAAAGTGAAAATCTGGTACATGAACTTTTTCATTATCTATTACTTTTTCGCCTTTAGTCGAGCCTACAAATGAATCAAAAGTATTTGTAGGCGTTATATTAAATTTAAACTCATTAAATACTAAAAGCCCTTCAGGTGCTCCTAACAAAGACACTAACTTTTTAATAGTACCAGGTGTACCTTTTGTTCGGTACAAATAAAATAAAGACAATAATAATCTTTTTTGTCTTTCATATTGTAATTCTTGTAAAGTGTATCTATAATATTTGTTATTTAAATCAACATCACTTGTAACTGCATAAGTTAAACCAGGCTCAGTTTTAATAACTAATTTAGAAAAATCAATTGAATCATCAGAAAATAAGTCAAAACCATAATACTCAGCATATAACTTATAATACTCAGGTGATAACTGATTATAATTAGAATAATTTAAATGGTGAACATATTTTAAAAACTTTATGTATAAATATACTTGGTCAAAAAACCATCCAGCAATTAAAATAAATCTTTGAAAATAACCATCATCAGTGTCCCCTACTTCGTTTATTATATTGTGCGGAATAGCCCTTCTTATTAATTGGTTAGAATATGTTTCATCCAATGATAAAGCCCTAGTCAATCTATATTCAAAATTTACCGCACTAAAAGCTACGTCATCATCAATAATACTATCGTTTTTAATAAATAAAAACTCAGGATTTTGTAACCAATTTACAAAGTCTTCGTCATTATTACTTGGGTTATTTTCGTCAATAATATTTTGTATATTTTCAGTAATAATTCTAGTAGGCCAAGGGCTAGAATTAATAGGGTACGGTGCTAAAAGCATCTTCTCAACTGGCGTTAAATTAAACTGAAAACATTAATTACTTTTTTCTTAGGTGAAATTAAAAATCCAGTATAATTAACATCTACTTCATTTTGATAAGTAATATATTGGTCAGATGTAAATAAACCTTTTACTGTGATTTTATATTTAAAAGGGCCAACGTTAGAAGATAAAGGCATTTTTCTTACTACACCGCCAGAAACATAAGTAAAGTTTAAAACTAATGCTTCATCAGTTACTTGCTGAAAAATTTCAAAAGTATCAGTTGTAACATTATTTATTTTAAAAATACTATTGTTAATAGTTATTTCATCATTAGGGTTAATTAACGTACCTACAATTTCTTGTAAGTCAACATAATTACCATTAGCTAAACCGTGTGCAGCATTAGTTTGAATTAAAATGCTATTAAGCCCCGAGGTAACGTTTATAATATCAAATATAGTTGTAGCATCGTAAGGGGCTAAAACTCTTTTAATTGGGTATCTGTTGTCATTTTTATCTACCACATCATAGTCTTCCCAATTAATTGTATTACCTTCGTCATCAAAATACAAAATTACCTGAATCTATTATTGTATCTGCGTCAAAAGTTATTTCTGTTTCGTTATCTACTAAATTTTGGTATAAGACTATTCCATTAAAAGTATCAGTAATATCAGCAATTAAAGTTTTATATGGGAATTTCTTGATAATATTTTTTATACTATAAGCAATTTCTGTATGAGCAGACCCAAAGAATACAAAGTTTCGCATATCTCTGTAATCAATAAGTAAACTAGTAAATTCATACAAAAACTTTTCTACTACTTCATCGTCAAAGTTATCGTCACTATATTCTTCTTCTAATTGTTTTTTTAATGAATCTTTTATTTTTTTTAATGTAAATAAACTAGATTCTTCTTGTTCAGGTGAAGGAGTATAAGTATAATATCTTGGAATATTTTGAAAAGTTCCGCCAGGAGTTAAAGCGCTTCCGAAGAAAACACCGCCTTTAGTAATATCACTACCTGATTGTTGGTCTATTATTATATCGTTAGCCATTTTTTAATTTCTTTCTTATTTCAAAAGGAGGACTTTGAAAAATTTGATACCTTTGTATTACTGTTCCATCAATTGCACCTGTTGCATTATCAACAGTGACACCGTTTTCATCGTAAATATCATAAATACCTGTAGTAACATCTCTTACTACATCATTTAACATAAATCCCATTAAGCTTTTCACATCTTCTAAATAACTCTTATAATCAATTTCGATAATCATTTTATAAAAATAACTCTCTAATGGGAATATTTTTAAAACATCGCCAATTACTATATCTTGAGTTGGTGAACTATAACCAATATTATCAGGGTAAGTTACAATCTTTGCGTTTTCTAAATCGTTTTCAAAATTAAATTTATTTTCTCCAATAACCTTAGTTTGTTTTAACACTGACTCTGTTGCATCCCAAACCTCAACTATAGAACCATAAAGTCTGCCGCTATGTTCTTCATTTGCCTCAAAATCCCATGGAGTATTTAAAAAACTATTTTTATTTAATTCAATTATTGTTCTTCTATTGTTTTCATTACCACTAATTGATTCTGTATGATTATATCTAGAAAGGTCTAAGACCGTAGTAGTAATTCCTTTAGCTGAAATAATCATATAATATGCACCATAATTCTTTTTTAATACATTACCACCATTCGCAATAATATCTTCTTCAGCTGTTAACACTTGGTTAAATTTTGATGCTGGTATTTTTACTTTTTGGAATCCGCTTGTTATATTTACTAAAGGACCGTCGTTTAAAGTAAAGAAATCTTCTAAATTATTTGAAGCGTTTAAAAATTTAAAATCTGTAAATTCTGAAGTAATAGTTACTGGTATATTTACAAAACTAGCACCTATATAATTAGTAGGCGTTTCAATATCTGGGTTTGTTGCACCTAAGATATCGTTATAGTCTTTATGTGGGAACATTTGCGTTTCCTCACTAGGATAAAATACTGGTTGTGGTTTCATAGGATTAATTACTACGAAATTATCAATAGTATTATCAAAAATTGTTTGTTTAATTATTTGGGTGCTCATTTACTAAAAAAATAAGTTCTTGAATAATACGGGCTCATGCTTAATTCTCTTAAATGTGAAGGCCCGTCTTGTACTACTTTAAATTTATAAGTTAAGTGTGAAGTTCTTGTCCATTGTGATGATTTATTTCTTAAAATAACTTCATATTGTTGTTCTGGGAAATAAAACGAAGTATCTAAAACAAAAGTCATTTTATCTTTATATACTGATACCGGCATCCAAGGAACCATTTCAAAACCATCAGCACTTATAACTTTATATTCATAATTATTGTCAACAACTGTACCATATCCTCGTATTTCAGAAACCACTTCAAAAGGTACAATATCATTTTGTCTAATAATATTATTTGAATAAGGAGTAGTTACATAATAATATAAATTTTTTAACTCATAAGGTTTTTTAGAAAAGATTTGATTTGCGCTTTGTACTTTTATTAATTCACGGAATTGTACTTCGTTATCTATTAACCAAGAAACTTCTACATATTCATCTTTTAAATTATTAGTAGGATTACTAGGGGTAATTTCTATATAATAAACTGCGGTATCTGGGTTTTGTATCGCAGGTGTTGTAATTGTTCCGTTTTCGCTTTTTACTGATGCAGATAAAGTACCAGTAAAATTTTCATGAATTTGATTAAAAAGATATAATTTATTAACTTGCCCCGCAATAAGTAAATTATGATTATCTTCTATTTCATCATTAATTACAAATTCAATAAAAGGCTTAAATAATGTATTAGTATGCCTGCTATGTATAAACTTTGTATAAACATTATCAGCGTCAGACAAAAAACTTTGTATTTGTAATCTAAATTTGACATTTGCGCCAGTAACTACTGTTGTTACATCAAAATTTAAATCTTCGTTTATTGAATTTAAATGGTATGTTGTTAAATCTGTAAATGTTACAGCACTCCATAACTGCCCATCTAATCTATTAATAAAATTTGAAACTCCTGTTTTTGCTTTAGGCTTTAAAAAAGCATAACCGTCTCCTTCTGCAAAATCTTGTGTAAAGGTAGATAATACTACATTTTTTAATCTTATAGGTGGATTAAATAAAGTGCCAGCATCCCATAATTTAAAGTTAGCAGTATAAGTATAAGTGTCTAATTTATCTTGCAACCATTGTGGAATATCAAAATTAAAAAGTAATTTTGACGTTCCTTTGCCATCCATAAGTTCCATAATTGGGTTAGCGCCCGTATTTATAGATGAGCTCCAGGTTTCGATATTACCATTTTTATCATAAAATTGATAAATAGTATTATTTTTTGAAGGGTATAAACGAAAGTACATTAAAACGTATAAGTTTTATTTATACTTTAAATATAAAAAATAATACAGTGTTTTAAAAATTAGATGAGCAACCCACCATTTTGTGCAGAAGTAAGTCTTTGGTCGCCTATAATTGCTTCGTCAGCATTTATAAATACTAAAGTCACTGGCACTTCATCGCTTGAATTAACTACTATTTGCGTGCCCAATAAGTCCCATGTAGAAATTTGTTCTAAATCAAAGTGACCAACTGTATCTCCAGATTTTACAATTTTAATTGATACGTTTTGTATATTCGTTTTAATATCAGTACCAGCTAACCCACTTATTACATTTAATTCTACTTCAGGAGCAGAATTTGCTACTACTGCAGTAGACATTAAATTCTTTTTGGCGCCCCATTTTGGCAAACCGTCTGAATAAAAATCTGAATATGTTGGCATTTATTTATTTTTAAGATACAATAATTTCTAACCTAGGTTGCGAAGCTGGTAAAATTAAAACGTCACCGTTTTGTTCTGTTATTTCAACTAACGCAGTATAAAATCCAATAAATTGTAAATCAAATTTCTTCCAAAAATAAGATACTTCGCCTAAACTTAAATTTGACTTAGTCATCGAATCTCGTACAACTAAATTATTATCTTTGTCATATACAAAAAGTCTTACAGTTGCATTAGTTAAATCGTACGCTACCGCGTCTCCAAATTGCTCACCTCTTTTTCTAATAAAGCAAGTAAATTTAGGCAGTAAAGCTCCAATTCTAATATTAAATTTTGGTTGCGGTGTAATAACAAATGGAGCCTCGGAGTAGATTTTCTTTTTCTCATAAGTATTCGTATCAATTACGTTTTCTATATGATAATCTACTTTCTGCTTAAAATCATTAAACTTTGACTCACCTGCCATTTTCTTGCCTTTGTATTTGTATTTGTTCTCTTAATAATTCAAGAACTAATTTTAATTCACGTATAGCCGCAGTATTTTCAGCTAATGACTTTTGTGTCTCTTTGTTTAAGTCTTTAAAATCTTGGATATCTTCTTTTACATAAGATATTTCACTTTGTAGTACTTTGATTTGGGAATCAATATACTCAGTAAGATGCGAATTTAATATTTCTAATTTTACAACTCTTTCTCTTAAAATAAGATAAGAACCCGCTAAAGTTACAAGAGAAGATATAATTGAGAAAACTACGTCGCTGCCCAACCAAGATAATAAATTAGTCATGTCGAGAAAATGCATTGATTTTTATTTTCGTTATCATATTTATTATTAAATATGTAACTACTAAATCTTATCTGTTCTTCCTCCTAAGTCATGAAAAGTTTTTCTAATATTACCTTTTAATTTAGATTCATGCAATCTAACAACGTTATCTATTTGTTTCTTTGTTGCTTTTAATTTTGCTGGACGATTTAAAGCATCAATTTCTTTGTCAATTTTACCTCTTAAAACTTTTTCAACAGCTTCTTTACGGTCTGATTCAAATTGTAAACCTTTAAAGATATCATTATCAGTATCTAAACCTTTTAATTTAGCTTTTTTCTTTTCTGGGTCTGGTTCTTCATAAAAACCTGATTCTTCTAATTGCTTTAACTTCCAAATTAACTTTTTCTCAATTAATTGGTCTTGGAAAGTTCTAGCAATTTCTTCGTCAGTAAATTTTAAAATTTTACGTAACGCATCAGTATACGAATAAGCAGCTATTCCCCCAGTTGAATTATCAATAGCAGAGTGGAATAAATCTAACCTTTGTTGTAAAAGTTCATTCTTGGTTTTTTCTTTTAGCGTAGATGAATTGTTCATTTGTATTTCAAATGACTCTAATTCATCTTTACTATAACCGTTTAAATATAAGTGAACTAATCCTATATGTAACAGTCCTTCGATGTAATGTGTCTGATATTGTTGAACTGCATTATTAAATCTTAAATCCTCTTGAGCTAATGCAGCTTTGTTTGAATTATGTACAAATATACCAGATTCTAAAGCAAAGTTATGATAAATATCTACGCCTAAGTCATAAACAAATTCTGGATGTTCTAAAGAAATAATTTCAATTAAAGAAATTCTTATTTCTTTTTCATGAATATTTTTTATTAAGTCACCTTCTTTTAATTCATCAGCTCTTTTATAAACCATAGTTTCTAATAAGAAAGGATGGTTTTCAGTACATTCTACAAATTTACCAGAAGATAAAGTAATTTTATAAAGGCTTTCTACTTTTTTAGTAGGTTTACACCAATTTATTTTACCAGTAGTTACAAAGCCAAATTCATTACATGATAAAGTATAAATTTTTAAATTCTCATTTTTAGAGAAGTTATCTGCTAATTCTTTAATAGTAATGCTACCTTCATTAGTTCTTACTAAGGTATTTTCTCTTAAACATAAATCTTCTTCAAAAGTTAAATAAGACTTAGGAATTAATAAACCTGCAAATAAGTCATCTTTTAATATTTTGTAATCTTCAACTTGGTCTAGATTACCAGCACCTTCTAAAACTTCTACATTACCAACGTCACCTTCGAAAGTTGGCATATAAATATTTTCCTCAATAGAAACTTGATTAAATTTAAAATCTATTTCACCAGTCGCTGGGTTTACTAAAGGTTTTTTAGTTAAACTTTTCTTAACAGCTTCAGCGTGTCTTAATGCTGAATCAGGGTCTAAATTTGAAGTATCTATTTTATAAAGTAATCTTTGTGGTGCCCTAGTAATACGATAAATTACTAACGCTTCTCGCATCATAATAATACGTCTCCAAGTGTCTACAATAGACCTTAATATAGATGTACCATAAGGGTCAGATTCAATATCTTCAATAGTTTTCCAATGCACTAATTCCCACGGTTCAAATGGTAATCCTTGTCCGTATCCTTGCCAAATATATTTAAAATCATCTAGACGTTCTGCGTTATCAATAAGTTGAATCCTTAAAGCTTCTGGAGGCAAATAAATTAAATCAGTTACACCTACACCACGACGACAATCTAAAAACGAATAAGCGTTACCAAATTTTAACATAGCCCTAACTAAATGATAAGACCTTGTATTTAATTTTAAATTACGGTCAAAACATTCTTCGAGCGACATTTTAACATCATGCTCATCAGTAATAATATTATAAATTCTTCCTTCTTCGTCTTTGTTACAATTGTGAACGATAACAAAAAAGCTATCAGTTAATTTTAAAACAAAATTATGATTAGGGATAACATTTTTTAAATCAAATACTTCTTCTTCTCCAGCTTCTTCAATAGATTGTATAATAGTACTATTTATATACGCTTTTTTACATTTACACTCTGGGTCAAGTTCTTCATAATAAGAATATATTAAATCCCCAGGTTTTAAATCCTTTAATTCTTTATAAGTTTTATCAGCACATAATATTTTATGGTTATCAGTACATTTAAAAGAAGCTTCTTCTTTAGTATCATATTCAGCAGCATCAGCACTTATATTCCTTGCAACCTTTACTTTGTATACTTTTTTTATACCGTTGCTTATTATCCCATGGCAAGTATTATAAAGTACTCTTTGCCTTTCAATATCAAAAGATTTAACTGAAAAATATTGATTAGCTCTAGGATTGTCGTATAACTCTTTAATTGTAAAGCTACCGCCGCCAACTTGTATAACACAGTCGCCAGTTACGCACACTTCTTGCGCATATAAACGTAATGCAGCGTTAATAATAGGGTATGTTTGGTCCATCCTCCTATACTCATCGTATAGCTCAAGGTGTTTTAAATTCCAGTTCTTAGAATTTAAATACTGCCTAAAAACTTGTAATTGTTGTTTAGCTTTTTGTTCTTCAAAAGATTGGCCTTTGCCTAGTACATTAATTTTGTTAGAACTTAATTTAATTAAATCCTGCCCTTGTACCCTTTTAAAGAATTTATTTACATTGGAAAAAAAATTGTCCTCTTTAGGCATTTAAGTAATTTTCTTTGTTCATACTATTTAAATATTCTTATAAATCTATTAAATTTAAAGAGATTATAGATAAAAAAGAAAACGAGGAGCTGTTTTTTTATTTAGGAAGGTTTTCGCCTTCCTCGTTACCGCCATCTAATTCTTCTGGGCTCTTTTTAAATGGGTTAACTTCTCCCGTATAAGGGTTCATAGAACTCAATGCGTTCGCTGCTATTGCTGCTTTAGCTCTCGCATTCTCAATTAGGGCTGAGGTCAAATTTTCGCTTGTAATAAAGCCTAAACCGGCTAAAATAATCCAGAAGTCATATTCTAGTACTTTTTCTAATAAAGCGTCATTAGCTATATTATTAAACTTAAATAAAATAACAAAAGAAGCAATAATAAAGTGGGCAGAAATAATTAGTGTGATAAATCTCTTAGAACTAGCAACATCATTACTATCTAAAAGTTTCCTTAATAAATACCTTTTAGGCGGCTTTTGTATTGTTTTTTTCTTTGCCACTTACTTTTGTACTTTTTTCTTCTTGCCCTTTAGGGTTTAATAATTTTAAATTCTTATCAAATTTATTATATGAATGATAAGTTTTGTCGTCTTTTCGATAAGTCTCGCCGTCTTTATATATTTTATCTTTGGGAACGTTGGCATATTTGCTTAAGAAGTTTTGCCCGTCATTTGTAGTACCAGTAATAGTAATTTTTCGATTCGGATAAAATTTCCTAAATATATCCATCATTTTAGAAGCTATTGACGCTTTCCTATAAGCTTTCTTTACCGCAATCTTATCTACGAAGATTTCTTTACTATCAATAACTCCATCCCAAATTCCTAAAACATGTTCTGCACCTTTTGTTTTCCTACCAGTTCTACTACGCCAAGCATCCATTGGATTGACCGAAACATTAAATCTAGGAACTATAGGGAAAAATAACATTTCATATTCACCTGACCTCATCTTTTTTGCAGATTCAGGTGAATCCATAAAATAACCCCACGTTTTACCAGCTGGGAATAAAAAACTTGCGCTCGTTTCTCTAAAAATTACTATGTTCTCAATGACTTTATCAATTTCTAAAGATTTTAAACTTTGCCCGTCTGCCATTACTTCATTACCTTGTAAAGTAATTTCAGGGGTTTCATTTAGTTTTTTTTTCCAGATGTTTTCTATATGCTTTAATTTTTTGTCTAAACTTTCTTCAATACCATATTTTAAAAAATTTCCGCCCTTTAGCTTTTTGAAAATAGTTATTAAGATTGTTCTTTTACCTTGCTTTTCCATAGTAAAATTATCATACGAAAACATCTTCATAAAACTTTCATAACTATAAGTGCCGAATTTTTTTCCTAAAGCTTTTGCAAGTAATTCTAATTCACTTGGTAAAACATCTTCGCCTGTAGTTATCCAAACTCTAAATGCTTGCTTTTGATGCTCTTTATCTAATTTGTAAACAGTAAAATAAGTTCTAACGATAGGCAAAATCTCTTTAAAAGCAACAGCATTCTTTGAAGTCGGAGCTTCAGCTAAATTAGTTTTTACTTCATGATTTTTTGAAAAATTATCAACATAATCCATCGTTCCTAAATCAAACATACTTATATCTTCGGCTTCACCTATCATCCCACCTTCTCCTGCTGGAGCTGCTTGCGGTGTACCGTTTCCTGGGCCTCTATCCATAAATTGGTCGGTCTTAGGGCAAAGGCATTTAGATTTAGTACGTTTACATTGTGAACAAATTGAGTTACTAGACTCATTTACAGGCGCCTGCATTAATTCTAATTCATACCAATTACTATCAGTTGTTTCAGCATATCTTGTATAAGATTTTAAAAGAAACTTACCTGAAGGTGATACTAAAATATTATTATTTGTCACAATATCTTTTGCAGGATGAGTTGACTGTTTACTAGTTTGAGCTTTCCATTTTAAACTTTTTGCTGCTTGAAATACTCTTGCTATTACTTTGTCTCCTGCGTGCCCACCTTTTTTATGCCATTTAATATTAGTAGTAGAAATTCCGACTGGCTTAGGAAATTTTAATTCTTTCGCAATATTAATAATTTCTGGTTTAGATTTAGCTTCGTGCATTTGATGCCTTTTTGCTAATTCTACTTGCGCTGCTTGAATCTGCTTCCTTTTATTAACAACGGCCTCTTTCCATTCAGGGTCTAAACCATAACCACACCTACCACATTTATTATTTCTGATAGTTTTACCGCAATCAGGGCAGTTAGTATACTGAAAACTTTCGCGTACAATTTCTTCTTCAGTTTTACTATCTTGGTAATAAAATGTTGCTAAATCTGTACTATCTACTTCTGCGCCAGAACCTTCAATTTGGTTAGTAAATATATAACATTTTTCTGTTGCACCGCCAAATTCACCTGGTATATAAGTACAGTCATAACCGTCTGGTACTTGTTTATTTATTCTAAACTTGTCGCCTTTTTTTACATATAAAAGGCCTTCGTTGCTAGTTAGAACAAGGCCTTTACTTGCACAAACCAAGTAATGACTTGCTTTCATTATTACTTACTTTTTTTTGGTGCTATTTTTTTAGCGGCTTCTTTTACAGCAGTCTTTTTAGCTTCTTCTTCTTTTTTCTTTGTAGCTTCAGTTTCTACGTCTTTATCAGTTTTAAACTCATAATCATAGTCTGCTGCCTCAGAAGCACCCCATTCATTTAATTCCTCAGTTTCTTCTAAACCTTTTTTAGTTTCTGGCCCGCCTGTAGCATATTCATAATCTTCAGCTTCAGAAGCACCCCATTCTTGTAATTCTACTTTTTGCCCGCAAGAAGATTCAAGCATTTTAATTAATTGTTTAATTTTTGCTTGGTTTTTAGTAGTCCTATTTTCAATAACTACTTTTTTACCAGAATACTTCTCAATGAGTTTAATAAGTGCTACAACTTTTTGCTTATTTTTTATCATTACCATGTTTTTTATTTATTTTTTTATCTCTTCCCTTATTTCTATTTTCGTCGTGTCTATCATGACTATCATGACGTTTATCGTGCTTGTGCCTGTGGTCATCGTCATCATCGTCATCATCGTCATATTCTTTATTTACTAAAATTAAAACAACGTCATCTTGTAATTCTAGCCATCTTTTTTCTTGCTCACGATATTCTTTAATCTTTTTTCTATTATGTAAAGTTTTAGGAAACTCAGGCTTTTTATGCCAGCTTCTTAAATTAATACAAGAACTTTCTAAAATATCTTTTATTTTTTTTCTAGGTACTAAATCATTAAATAAATGATGCCAGGAACCTAATAATAAAAGTTCTTCTTTATTATTTACATCGTTTATTTTTTCTTCAATTATTTCAGCATCATAATAATCAGTTCCTTCTAAAAGGCAATAAACCAAAGTCCAAAATTTAAATTTATTACCAGGAGGGAATAAACTAAAATCCGTTGCACGTTCTGGAACAAATACAACTATTAAATCTTGCGCTCTTTTTAATCTTATTCTAAATTGTTTCATTAATTATTTTAAGTTGGGTCTACAGTAGGAGTAGCGCCGTTATATACTGAAGAACCATCTATAGTAATATAATTCTTATTAGGCCATTTCCTTTGTGCAGCTGTATTTCCCATATTATTAATTGCTGTATCTTTTGCAGCAGCCTCAGATACTTCTTTCGCAGTTAAAGCCCTCAACCTTGTAATATCATCACTATCGTATAAAGCCATTATATAAATTTTTAATTATTTTTTACTACTTGAACCCTTGTACTTTTAGTGGTAATTTTTTCTACAGTACTTTCGATTCTTCTTACTGTTTCTTCTACTTTATCTAAACATTTGTTGATTAGGTTATAAGTAGTTTCTACTTTTTCTAATTTTTTTAAAACTTTATCAGTTTCGGACTTTTTTTCTGGTTGCGTTTTTTTTATTTTCTTGTCTCCCATCAAAAAGTATTTCTTTTTTAAATATTGTAAATAAAAAAAGGAGACCAAAATGTCTCCTTTTTTTCCTAAAACCTTTTATTTTATTAAAATTCTGCTAAAGCATAATCGTAAGCTATAGTCATAGTAATTCTTGCTTCATCACCGTCTGCTTCCATATCTAAATCACCGCCATCTAAAGATTCAATAAAACAGCCGTACAAATTCCATTTTTGAGTTGGGTTACCACACTCATCTTCCATATAAATAGTTAAATTTTTCTTATATACAGAAGGATAAGAACCACAACCAGTAATAGGGTCAAAATGCTCCCTTTGCCAAGCAAGCAATTTTTGTACAACTGAAGGACCCATTACATCTCTAAATTCAAGGGTAATATTCTCAAATTTAGTTGGGCCTTTATACTTGGTAATTGAATTTTTGTATTTAACTTCTTTTACAGAGTTAGTTTGTTTTGGCCTTTGAGCCTTAACTTGAAACCTCTCTGAAATGTTCATCTCAGGCGGAAAAATAACAGACCAAAGGTCTTTACGCAAAACTGGAAATTCATTTGGAATCCCTGAAAACATCGACGTCGGCATTTATTTAGATTTTTTTGTTAGTATTAATTAAATAACTTTTCTTCTAAAATTTTTTTTCTATTATCTATTACGATTAACTTAATAGGTTTTACTTTAGAAGCTTCTACAATCTTTAAATATTGCTTATTATTATCTTTTTTTAAAAGTTGGTATGTGTATGAACTTTTAATTTCTATATAAAATTCTTTCGTTTCAAAGTCAGGAAAATAATAGCCTAAACTAGTTTTTAATCCTTTATTTACCTTTGTAGGTAATGTTAAATTATTATTAGTTAGATATTCAATATATGCTTTTTCAGAATCTCCTTGACATTTTATATTGTTAACTATAAAATGTTTTTTATAAATATTTTTAGAACTTAATTGTCTTTCAAGATGTTTTTTAGGATTTTCTTTTATCCATTTTTTACAACTATCAGATATTCGCTTTAAAATACTTGGGTCTTTTTCTCTTGCATTTCTAACACCTTTACTGATTTTCTTTTTATTAGATTCACTACTTAACATCTCATATCCCACTTCTGCTCTTTTCTTTTTTCTTAATTGTACTAGATTTTTTAATTCTTGAGGATTATCTTCATAATATTTTTTTCTTCCTTCAGTTACTTTGTTAAATATTTTTTGTTTTTCTTCTGCAGTTTTATTTCTATGAAGTCCGCCTTTGTACAATTCTTTTAACTTTTCTTTTCTACATATTTTACAATTAGCATTATTTCTAATGCCTTCAGCTAAATTATACTTATCTTTATAAGTCATAATTTCATTGCAATTAATATTTGCACATTTTTTTTGAAACATCTTTTGTCCTAAAAGTTTTTTATAACTTGTTAGCAATATCCCTTGCCGATAATACTACTTTTTTATTAGAGTATTTTTCAATTAACTTAATGATAGCTTTGGTCTTTATAGCTTCTTGTACGCTTTCTTTTCCATATTCTGGGTTTTCTTCGTTAGGAACTACTTCGTAATCATAACCAGAATAACCGTCTCTTGCTGCATTGTTTTTAGCATTATATAAATTAATTGCTAATTGTTCTGCTGTTTTAGGGTTACGATTAATTTTTTTATTTCCTTTTTCATGCTGCCAAGAAGCACCTACTTCAAGAGTATAACCAAAAACATTTTTAATTAAATACTCTAAAGTACCAGTATAATAAGAAATCCTAGGTGAGCCACCGAATCTTCCTCCAGCTCCAGGGCGTGATTGTTTAATTGTAAAAACCTTTGGCATCTTAGGCATTTTCTTTTGCTTTGACGCAATGAATTCTTTATCTGCTTGGTCTATGTCTGCTACTTTTGCTTGCGGTGACATTCCTTGGCCTAGCATCCCATCTTCTAATATTACTTGTTTACCAGAAGTTTTTTCAAGCAAATTAATAATAGCTTTTATTTTATTTTCGTTCTTCATTTTAATGATTTTATTATATATACACCTGGGTTTTTCTTAATACATTTTACTTTAGCACCTTCTGTAACATCTTGTATCATTGCTTCTACTTGATATAATTCTTCTAATGCTTCAGTATTTAAAGTTATTTTTATGCCGTCACCTATTTGTTCTTTTTGAATAAATTCATGCCCCCAATCATTCTCGCCTACAATATCATCATACATCCCAAAAATATCTTTTACTACAGTTTCAATTTCAGAATTATTTTCTTCCATTAATTCACCATTTGGGCCTACGGATATTGTTTCATTTACTTTTTTTTTAAATTTTTCCCTTCTTTTCTAAGTTTGTGTTTTAAATAAGAATCAGCTCTTTCTTTAGTTAATTGCTCATTTTGGCTAACTTCAAAAGTATAATCGTCTTCACTTTTATAAATATATTTTGTGTTTGGGTCAAATTCAGGCCCTGTTTGCTTAACTAAATCGAATTTTTTCCTACCGCCAGTTTTAGGATTTACTATTGTATATGTTGTAGCAAATTGAAAATTTTTATCACAACCGTAAAATGTTTTAGATACTTTATCAAAAGTTAATTTAGCTTTAATAAAGTCTAAATCTACATACTCTTTTAAAGTTTTTTTAACTCCTTCATATAATTTATATGGAGTGCCGTCGTCTTTTAACCTTGTCAGCTTATTGTCAATAAAAGAATTCTTTATTCCTAATTCATCTAAAAATTCCTTAGTAGCAAAAGTCATATCACTTGAACCAAAATCTCCGTCATAATCATCTTCGACAGCCCATCTTTCTGCTATCGTTTTAGCAGCATCTTGGAATTTTGAGTCATGGTATTCATCTATAGAAATTAAATGATTTAATACTGCTCTACGCAATAAATGATTAGGTTGGAATACTAAATGAGATTCTTTTAATGTTCCCCTAGAATTATCATCAGCCATGTATTGTAATTTATGAATTAAAGCTTTTTTTGATACGTTGCCTTTAGCTAAAATTACATCATACTCCTCGTTATGTATATAAGTAAATCCTTCTTTTTCTTCTATTTGTACATTTTCGGAAGTATTCATTTTAATTTCTTCTATTACATTCTCTTTACTACCTCTACAAAGATTATAAATACCGTCTACTGCTTGTTCACCTTCCCAAGTATTTTCATCTGCTATAAAATATGACCAACTTTGTGTAGGTTCGAATTCTTTGGTATCGTCTTCTATAAAATACGATTCTTTAATAATTACTTTTTTACCAGAATACTTTTCAATAAGTTTGATAAGCGCTGCTTCTTTTACACTAACTTTACGTTTAATTCTTACGCCTGGGTTTAATTGTTTTGCCCTCATAAAAAATAACTCCGCAATACCATCTAAATTTAAACTTTTTGCTGCGTAACCTCTTCTTAATGCTTTATCCCAGTCAGTAATTTTATTAGCCATATTACGTGCTAACGCCGTTCTTTTTTGTGGGTTATTTTTGCTTTTATCTAAAATGTCTTGTATTCTATACAAATCTTTATCGTCATAATCAAAAGATTTAGAATAATTGCCTTTAGCGTTATAGTAATCAAATTTTTCAGCAACTACACCTGGTTTTGCAAACGGCTCTTTTGAATTAGCTTTACCGGTAACTAATTGTTTAACTACGCCAGGTAAATTACTACCTGTTTGAGGCATTAAACCTCTATTTGGGGCATTAGGTATAGGCCTATTATTTTTTTGTAAAATTTCGCAATTACGCCAAATATATTCAGCTATTTGTTCTTTACTCTTAAAACCTTTAAGATTTACGAACACTTGCACTACTTCATCGGTAATATGTTCTAAAACAAATTTAACTACTATTTCTCTTGGAGCCTCAAATAAATTATGACCTTCTACAGTTTCGATAGGAATATCTCCTATTGTCGTTGCAACGGCTACTTGTGTTGATTTTAACGCTTCTATAGGGCTTAAATTAGCCTTAGTAAGGTTAAGGCTGGCCATTTTAGCGTCAGGGTTTATACAGAACGCTTGTGACCATCTGTGGTGCCCATCAATTACATACCCTTTATTAAAAGTAACAATCGGAGTTCCACCTAATAAAACATTATCTCCTTTTAAACACATCTCAGCAGTAGCTACATCTTTTAAAGGAAAATTTAATGATTTTGAAATGTCTACTTCACTTTGTGTAGGTGTTAAATCCTTACAAGATATTACTGTTCTACCTAAACCAAATTTGTCATCCATGGTTTTACCATCTTTTAAGCCAGCGCTTAAAAATTTTAAAACCTTTTTATCTTTAATTAAAGTAGATAAATTATCAATAAAAGTTGGATAATCTTGTTGAAATAAGTTTTGAAATTTTGTTATATCTTGCTCTGGTTCTTCGCCATCTTCACTAATAAACTCTTTAATAAATACTTTTTTGCCTGAATATTTTTCAATAAGATTTAACAATACTTTTATTTTACGTACTTTACTCATTTGTATTGATTGATTTTACTCACTAGTTATTAAATTTTAAATATTCACTGATTTTAAAACTAAATTTATTACAATTTCATATTTGTTATTAAAAACTACTAATTCCACAGGTTTAATATTCTCAGTTATCCATAAACATTTCTTTTTTTGATTAATAGAGTATTCACCGTTTGAGTTTTTTTCTTTACCCTCAAAAATATCATAAGTAAACTCAGATTTAACTTCAACTAATTTATCTTCAAATTCAAAATCTGGATGATAATATCCGAAAGGTGTTTTTATATAAGTTTTCTTTTCAAAAGGCAAAGTTTTGTTTTCTTTTATTAATTGCTCTAAATAATATTTTTCTGTTTTTCCTTGTACTGTATAATTACCAATTTTAAACCTTTTTGTTTTAAAACCAGGATTACCAAGACGTTCATGAATATCAGAAATAACTGCTTGCTGTTTTAACAATCTATCACCTGTTATTTTTCTTCCTTTAGTTTTTGCGCTTTGTTTAGCGATAGACTCTTTACTTCTCTTATGCCCCAATAATGCTTGTCTAATTTTTTCTAACCTGTCAGGGTTATGTATTGCATTTTGGAACACTTTAGAATTTTTTAAAGCTTCACTTCGTCGTTTATTTTCTTCTATCTTTTGTTCTGTTGTTTTTTTACTTTTAGTAAAAGAAGATTTTATATACCTTTTTAAAAATTCTTCTTTGTTATTTAACTCATAATTAATCCTTGAGACTCTCATTTTTTCCTTAGTTTCGGCGCTCCTTACTTTTTTATTATTTTTATTTGCTATAGCAGATTTTAATTGCCTCTCTTTATCAGCTTCAGGATTATTTAAACGCCATTTCGCTAATCCTAATTTCCTCTTTTCTATTGCTGTTAATATTTCTTTGTTTTCTAATTCTAAGATTGTTTGCTTTACTTTTTCTATATCCATTAATAAAAATTTAATACAAAATCAATTACTATCCTATTTAATATGTAAGAATAGTAAAATAGGCACTTTTTATAGTGCCTATTTTTTATTTATTGGTTAAAACTTACAGATGAGTCTTTTAAAACAAAGTCAATTACTATACGCTCAATCGGGTATAACGGAACTATCTCAATTATACCATATAAAGTAGTTCTATCATTTAATTCAGGACGGTCAATTACGTCTACTTTATATTCTTCAACACCGTTAAGTTTCTTAATCCTATCAAAAATAGGTCTTACTGTGTTTAAGAAAGCATCTTTTGTAATTTCACCATTCATTTGGAATAATAAAAGCCTTAATACTTGGTTAAGTACTTTTTTAGCATAACATAATAATAACTTATTATGCACAAATGATAAAGCTGAACTTGTTTCTTGTGTAGTTCTTACACCTGCGATTTCAAATCCACTTCCTGGGAAATATGTAATACCGTTAATATTCGCCCTTGTTAAAGTTTCTCTTGCTTCGCCGTCTAACCTTTTCCTAGCACGAACTAAGTTATTAGAAACTGTTCTTAAAGAACCTCCTGGTGGTTGCCATACATTCTCATTAGTAGCAACGTTTGCTATTGTTCCTAATGCTAATAAAGAAGGTGGTAACCATTTGTTTACTTTATTAATTTGGTCTTCGATTTGTAACCATGGGAAATATAACGCTACTGAATTAGATTTCAAATTAGAGTTATCTAATAAATCAACAGCTTGGTTTACATCAGCAGTTTCATCATAACTGAAGTCAGGAATATATAAAGCATCACCTCTTTCTTTAATCATATCTAAAGTTAATTCTGCTGCTGAAGCATGAGAATCAAGATAAATATCTGGAGTTACTAAAACAGTAA